GGACCTAGACGAGATGTGGAATCTCCACCAGCAAAAAGTCAAAACGAAAATGTACGCTGTAAAAAATAATGTGAGTGTATGCTAATATGGCATCTGGTCTTATGATAGATGACCGTCTGCAGATTGACAGGTTCAACCCGACCACATGGACGGGTGACTTTGGCATCAACAAAGACGGTTTTCGCAAGGATGTCTTTATTGACGGCTCTTACACACGAGCCATCGATGAAACCCCAACCGATTATACAGATGATCTGGACATGAACCTCAAGCCCCGTGACCTGTCCGGTAACGTGCATTTAAAGACCATCAGCCCCAATTATGCGCCACATGGTGAGTTTCCAACGCGCAAATTTGAGTACTCCGACGGTACCGTCACGTGGTTCCGCCCAGAGTTGCCATGGAGCTGGATGGGTGGCAGTAGCCCATTCGGTTTCAAGGTGTCCAAGAATGCTAGTAATATTTTGATTATTTTAATAGTTCTTGCTATAATTGCTTATATGTTCTCACGTATCAAGAACTAGATGGCGTGTATTTTGGGAGCAACAACTTTTACTAATTTACTTGATAAATTCTCTTTTTCAATTTTAATCCGTTCATCCAATTTTGGGCAAAAATGCACCTCCAATTGAATGCACTTGGCGCAAAATGAACCCGCACATTCGCGGCACTTGAGAATCCTGTTCTTGTGTATACAGGTTGGTTTCTTGGCAAAAATTTCATCAATTGAAGTCCATGCCTCCTTACTCATCTACTATTTCACATACAATTTCATTCTTAAAGTCTGGATCCCATGCTGTTGGGTCGTCCATTATTTCGCACAGTCCCTTCTCCTTGCCCACGAGGATGCGCTTCCATACCGCCTCCATGACGGGCAAGTTTTTTGCGAACCACGCGCGGTCCCTGTGCACTCGGACAACCACAAACTCTTCGGGGCGAGGGGGAATACTTTCAGTATTCGCCGGTCTATACTGAATAAAATCACACTCCTCCAGGTCTGTGATTTCCAGTTGAAGTTGAACTTGGGGCAGATAGTGGGTTGGCACCTTTGACTCAATCTTGCGCGTCAGAGGGCACTTAATTTCAATCAAGAGTCCATCCTCCGTGACGCCGTCGGGCGACGCGCCGAGCCACGGGTACTTGGCGTGCTGCACGAGTCCAATCTCATGGGACTTGCGGCCGTACCGTTGGTCGTAAAGATCTCGTACGAGGGGCTCAAGAAGGGTGCCATGAGCCGTTGCGGCGTTGCCCGCCCACTTTGTCTTGAGAACCTTCTTTTTTATAAAAGAATTTATACTTTCATAACGGTTCTCACCGAGTGCGCTCGCCACGTCGCTAGCCGTGATCATATTTTCACGGAGCTCTAACCATTCCTGACTTCTTTGTTCTGCGTATTCAGCCGCAAGGAGCTCGCGGGCTCGGAGGACCGTCTTTGGAATATCTTGCTCCATTGTTCGGTATCGTCTTGTTCTTAAAACGAGGATCCGTCTTAAGTACAATTTCAGCCGCGTTTTGCTCAGCCTGTTTTTTGGTTGATGCAAATCCAGATCCACAGTCCATTCCATCTACGACAACCGTGATCAAAAATTGACCGTTCGTCTGACCGTTTAGGCGATATTCGGGTAGGGGGTACTTGAGCGCCTGGCACCACCTCATGAGCTGATCCTTCCAATTGTCATCCACGAGTGAGGTCTGCACCTTTGTAAAGGAATCAAGCACGAATCTCTTGGCGTGAACCATACCTAGATCCAGATACACGGCACCGACGAAAGCCTCAAAAACATCCTCCATGATGTGTTCGTTGGTATTCCAGCCATTGCGCTCACCCTTTTCATCCATAAGGATCAACTTGTCAAGACCCATCACCTTTGATATTTCGCACAACGTCTTGCCCCTCACCATCTTGGTGCGAGCCTTGGTAAGGAAACCCTCCTGTTCCTTTTCATGTAAATCAAATAAATGCTTTGTAATAATAAATCCAAGAACACTGTCACCCATGAATTCAAGAGTTTCGTATGAACCAGTCAGCCCTGAATAGCGCTTCAGGGCTGACTTGTGAGTAAATGCGCGACGATACAAGTTAATATCTTTGACTTTTGTCCCGGCCAGAGCATTCAGTGTTTCACGTGAAAGTTCTGGAGGGGGGGCGAGGGAATTTTCACTTCCCGAACTGGTCTCCATTGTTATGTTACATGAGGTTTAGTTTTAAGCCTTCGCAACCTTCGGGCGGACCTTCTTCTCCTTTGGGGGGGAGACTTCGGTTGAAGTCTCCCCCGGCTCCACCACCTTCTTGGCGCGGGGCTTCTTCTCACCCTCCGGCTTGATCTCCTTCACGTAGTGCGGGTTGATGTACTTCTGGATGTTCAGAAAGGTCACCTGGACACCCTCGGGCACCTGCAGCAGGTCCTTCATGGTCTCGTCCAGAGAGATGTTCTGACCAGCCTTCAGACCCTTAGCCTCCACGTACTCGTTCATCTTGCGGGTAACCTGGGAGCGAGAGATCTTCTCATCAACTGCCAGGTTCAGGAAGGAGCGCAGCTTGTCGGACACACCCAGGGGCTTGTTGAAGCCGTTGTTCTGAGCGCGAGCCGCCTGCTTCTCACCGTTGGGATCCTCCAGGTGCTGGCGGATCTTGCGAACATCCTTGCGCAGAGCGCGCTGCTCCTTTGCGAGGGCCTCAAGAGCGACAGACAGAGACTCAATGGTTGCCATTATACAATACACATGCCGAGTCTCTTTAAGTCAGGAAAAGTGACAACACCAACACCAAAATCAAAGGTAAAAAGGCGATGAGCAAAATTTGCCAAACTTTGTAGCCCGAGTCATAAGGCTTGAGTGGTGTGAATGTACTCGCGCCTGGTATATCACTCGGCTCTTCATTTTGAAGAAGATTCAGGCCGTACCCAGGTGGCAGGGAAACACCAGCAGAGGGGCGGACTTCAGTCCTCGTGATGTTTGTATTTTTGTTGTCGCATTTGTTACCACAGCACCCAGGATCACATGGGTACACTGAGCCACTAAATTTACTGACGTAAACACAGGCGGTGGAATACACATCCATAGGGTCAGCCAAGCACTGACAGTCATTCAGTACGTACCGAGCGTTGCACGAATTTGCCGACGCCGGTGAAGACATCTCCTACTAAAGTTAAAGAATATTTTTGTATAACTAATACAGATGGAGTACGGGGCCCCTCAGAAGCTTCCAGACGGTCGGTATTTTTTGCGCATTTCAGGTGCTCATCATCAGGTGAACGGTCTTGTTCTCCAGGATTCCCTAGAGTCCAAGACTGTGAACTTCAAGATTCCAGATGGTCTGGAGTTGTTTACCAAGATTGACGAGGAGCTGCTAACCCAGGCCAAGGCTTCCAAGGTTGCCTGGTTCGGCAAGGAGCTCTCTGACGAGACGATCACGAACGCCTTCCAGGAGAGCGTGACCGACGGTCTGCTCGGCGCATCGCTCGCCACCGTGAAGGGTCAGGTGACCACGACTGTCTTTGACACCCAGAAGAATCCAGTTGAGCTTCAGGACGTCAAGTCGGACACCAAGTGCGACGTCATGTTTGAGCTGGCCGGCATGTGGTTTCTGAAAAAGTCGTTCGGTCCAATTTGGCGTGTGCTCCAGGTGCGCGTCCGGGGCGCCCCCAAGGCGGTCCTCCCCAAAGACTATATGTTCACGGACGAGCCCGAGGACGAGGAGGACCCAGCAGATTTTTTGGACTAGACAAAAAATATCGCAACCTTATATAAATGAATCGCAAGGGTCTAGCGATCGTTGTCCTCGTGGTGATCATTCTTTTCCTCCTGTTCGGGGGCCGTCGCAGCAACTTCGGTGCCGCCCCAAGCCAGGCGGTGGGCGGCTTTAACCTGGGCACAGGCGGCGTGAACAATCATGGCATGGCGGCGGCCGAGGGCATGCGCCCCGCCCCAGCGGGCTCCATGGGCGACAACATCGGTCAGACCGTGTCGTCCGCCAGCCTGATTCCCCGTGACGTTGTGGCGACCGAGGACTTTGGTCAGTTCAGCCCAGACAAGATCCTGGGCAACCAGAACTACCTGGATCCCCGCAGCCAGATTGGTTACCCCGAGACCCTGGGCGGCGTTCTGCGTAACGCCAACCAGGACATCCGCTCGGAGCCACTCAACCCCCGCACCCCAGTGAGCATCTTCAACCTCAGCACGATCCCCCCAGACGTGATGCGCCCCAAGTTCGAGATCGACTACGAGTACAGCTAGTTAGACTAAAGAAATTCCTTGCGTTAAGCTTGGTGTAAATAAGTGCTTTGCACTTACTAAATATGGACTTTAAAACAGCCATGACCGAGTGGGTTGGTCTCAAAGCCCAGTTGGCCGCAGCTCGCAAAGATCTCGGTGTTTTGAATAAACGCGAAAAGGATCTTCGCCAGTTTGTGACTCATCATATGAAGGAAAACGAAATTGACACGGTCCGGGTTCACGACAAGGTCAAGGTGAATCTAAAGACGAAAAAAACACGTGGTGGGATCACCAAGGATGTGATTAAAAGGGGTCTAGCATCATTTTTCGGCGGAAACGAGGCCCAGGTGGAGGGGGCCTTCCAGGCGATTCTGGACGCTGCTCCAGTACAAGAAAAATCAGGCGTCTCCGTGTCAGGCCTCAAAGAGCTGGCTTAGAGGACTGAAACGTATAAACATTAAGTAAAAATGGGTATCAACGACGAATACTCGCGCGACGCCTATTTGGGCGACCACTACGCTTACGACTCTGATGGTTCTGATGATTTTGATCAGTACGTTGACGATGAGAGTTGGCAAGATTTGTACTCTGAAGAGCTCCTTTTCTCATGGGAAAAAATCAACGAGTTCGCTCATGACAACTATCTTATTTTTGACAGAAATTGCAACTATCCAAACTTTGTCAATTTTGTGATGGATTGTAGCAAGTGGAACCCCATTCAACGATCATTTTACGGTGAAGCAATTTGGAACAAAATCAAGGATGTACCGGCTATTTCTGATCGTGTCCAGGCTGAGAACTTTTACTCGTGGTTTGATTCTCAGCTAATATAAATGATTGACATCACCGGCCCCAAAGTGTTGGTGCCTACGCTCCTGTTCGCCCTCTTGAGTCCAGGTTTGATTACGAGTCTCCCCCCAGGCTCTGGACTTTTGACCCAGGTTCTGTTTCATGCGCTCATTATGGCCATCCTCTCATGGGTCATCATCAATTTTGTTTTTAAATTCACCATGACCACAGCCGACCTGATTGTTCCAGCCATCCTGTTTGTGTTGTTGACCCCAGGTGTGCTGCTCACCCTTCCACCCGCCTCAGGCGGCGCATTCTTTTCAGGGGAAACGGGACTCGTGCAGGTTATTGTGCACGCAGTGGTGTTTTCCATCACGTTCGCGTCACTGCGGGGCTTCTTTCCTCAGTTCTACTAGTAGATGAAAAACCTCGTCATAGGTCCAGGTGCGATGGGGTTCTTCCTTTATCTTGGAGTAATCTCCAAGCTCAAGAGGGAAGGAAACCTTGATGATCTTGAGGCGATTTCGGGGGCGTCGGCGGGAGGCCTTCTCGGCTTTATGTATTGTCTGGCGAAAGGCGACCCCACGAAGGTTCTGGATTTTTCACTTAATGTTCCATTAAAACAGATTATGAAACCAAATATAAAG